GTGACCCCAAGCCAAGCCTTCAGCGTATTGGCGTATTTCTTTTCTGGTTTTCATTTGTGTTTTTAGGTCGTTATTCATTGATATAGTCCTCGAATGTTTTGGGGGCGCTGACCTGTTCCATGCTGTCCGCAAGGTAATCGACTAGATCCTCAAGCTGATAGTGTCCACTGCTCATAGCGTCCTCTATCGCGTCCTCCAGCTCGTCGTTGCACTGTACGACCACGGTCGCAAAGAAGCGATGCGTTACGGTTCCGGCAATCCTGTATTCTTTACTCATCATTCTGCTCCTCGTCTGTTTCTTCTTTGACCAAAAAGCTGATAACCCTTACCCCTTCAAAAAGCTCCACCAATGACCAATCTAGGTCTAGTTTATCCAAAATTTTGTAAAGTTCAGTGCTTGTCATCTCTGTTCTCCTATGTCTCTGTGTGAACGTATTGTTTACCGTCAAGTTCGCAAAGCATAACGTTCACTTCGTAGGACTTCTTGGCTTTGAAAAACTGGGCGGCTTTCTGCTGTGCTTCGTAGCTTGAGTTGGCATAGACTTCCGTCTGCTTGCCTCTGTAAAATGCTTTGTATCCGTTCATTCGAATTCCCCTTCCATATCTTCCAGTGATGTAACCAGCCCGTCGAAGTCCTCGCTGGCTCCCAGCAGCGATGCCATTGTAAAAACCGTTTCGGGCGAGATTGAAAAGTCCTCTGCTATGGAATATAAATAATCCCGGCGATCTTTGTATCCGTTCTCTGTATATACGTTCATGCTTGATTCTCCTTGATTGATTTATTAAGGTCTTGCAAGTACTCCAGCACTTCAACGGCGCGGTACTTTTCCAGATTGATCGCGTCCTTTACTTGCTCGCTGTACGTTTCCAGCACTGCGCGACCTGTGGCGATTTCCACAATTACCCAAGATGCGCTCATGATTTCTCCAATTGATTAGCAAGTTTTATAAAGGAGCGACGGTAGGCGAGCGCATTGCTATGGTCGTCGCATTGCACGCGGTCATGTACGTTTTCTTCCGTGTCGTACAGGGTCACAATGTACATACCCGAATGATCGACGGTTTCAAACTGTACCCAAGCCCCTGATTTTGCGAAATATGGTTTCATGATTAAACCCCCACCCAAAATGCGTTTTTAATTTGCTGTTTTGTTGGTTCATTGATCGCGTGCCATTCTAAAAAACCGTACTTTTCGTTTTTAACCGCGATATCGAAAAGCACTACACGCGAACTGTGAGGACTCGCAAATTTGACAATTTGACCCTCAAATTCGGGTTTGCATGGTGCATTAGTTCCCCGCGTCATAGTGTATTCAATCATGATTAAAACCCTCCCGTGCGAAAAATGTACACCAAGCCAAACAACAACCCCATTGCCGCGCCTACAGCGGTCGCTAGTAATATATCTCTCATGGTTAGCCTCTCATTGTCTTGTTAAGTAACGCAAGCCGTTCGACTTGCTCAGGTGTCAGCCCGTAGTAGTCCGGCGTTACGTCAAACCGCGCGCATTCGGACACGGTCGGGTCTGTAATTTCCAGATCTCGGATAACGTAGGCGAACACTGCTCGACCTTCTGCGTCCGTGGTTTCGATTGGCTCGGTCATGGTCTCTCCTTTAATAAACTTGTTTGGAAAATAGGTCGGCGTGGTTTTCGTCGATTTCTAAATCATGGCGAGCAATAAAAATGCCGCGCGCATGGGTGTCGCTGTTTGCCAAGATGGTGGTCACGCTAAAGTCACCACGTAGCCATACGTTGAATAAGTGTTTCATTTTTTCCCTTTAGTGTTGGCGGTATACAAACGAGCCGCGGTCGGTCTGACCGACAAGCGCTCCTTGATCTTCTAGGTACTCGCGCACGGCTTCGACGACTGCGTTATCGTCCATGCCTTGGGTGTCGATTTGGTAGGCGTGGGCGACCCCTCGGGATTCGTCCTCGGCAAAGTCACAGCACAGGGCGATGACGTCGAGCTCGGTTTGCTCTTCGCAGTGCTCGAGCTCTTCGAGATACTCAAACAGCAAAGCTTGCCCTTGGTAGGAAAAGGTGGCGCCGCGGTTCATGGCTTCGAACTGTTGGCGAAAGGTGTAAAGGTCTACTTTGATAAACATTTGATTCTCTCCGGTGTGTGATTCGTTTCTAGTATCTTTGAATGGTCAGGGTTTGGCTATTCGTAAGAACAAAACCCTGCATTCTGTTTTCGTTAACCTTAAATTTTCAAAATTGGTGCGCGTGTTGCGCGTTCGTAAATCCAATTAAAATATTTCTCGTAAGGAATGTTCGACCGTAGACCTTCTGGACTTTGTAACTGGTATCCGTCCGGCGGCGTGGCGCTGTCCGCCACTAACAGCAGTTCTCCTTCCTGCTCTTTGGTACTGGCTCTGGCGTACAAGTAAAGCGGCTCCAGTATCCCAGCGGCGGCGGCTTGCTGGGTGTGGTGCTGTGCTTGCGTGGCGGCGGCTTGTACTTTGTTTCTGAAATCGTCATTCATGGTCTAGGCTCCTACTGGGAATCGGTTTGGCTAATGTGAAAAACTGTAGATTTGCGCGGGATTGTGGTTTGCTGTCCGTCTTTTGTGACAGTCAGCCACGTGCACACGGAAACACCCTGCTCACCCTTGCGGACTTGGCGACCAAGCGCCTGCCAAGCTTTGTACGTAAACACGTTCTCGCGCGGTCTGATGTCGATCAAACCCTTAGCGGCGAATCCTGCAAAAATCGCTGGGTAGTTGCTCAGGCTTTCGCTATTTTTTGCGCTGTTCAGCGCGTCTTGTGGCGTGTACATGGTCGTGGCTCCTATTTGCGTTCTGTCAGATATTGGACATTGATACAGTCGGCGAGCAAGTGAGTAACTTCGCACCGATTAAAGTCGGGCTGATTGTCGGGGTTGGTGTCCCAAAATCCTAGACCGTGGGTGCTGTAGACGTGCTCTAAAAATTTATTTAATAATTGTTCTTCTGAGTCATCTAGTCCGGTGTAATCGTCATTAATGAGTGCGGACAAAAAATGCCCGGCGATTTTGTAGTCGTGTCGGTCAAAATCTTTGCGTGTCATGGCAAGTGCTCCAATAAGCCCCGAGGGGCTGGGGTTCAATCTACTTTTACAATTCTGACGTTGCCTATCCCAAAGAGCCTTTCTAAAAGTAAAGCGTGGTGAACAACCTGTTTACTTCCGCATGGCAACGTGCGATCTTCCCAAACACCGTCAATCAAAACTTGCGCTTTTTGGTTGCGCTGAAAGTTTTTGGCGTTGCCTCTGTGATTGTTTGATTTGGTCGGGTAGGTCATTTTGTGCTCACTTTGACTAATGTGGATTTGCGGGCGCGTTTCTTCTTTGGCTCGAATGTGCCAATGTGAATCGTCCCTTCGACTTGGGGCTGGTAAAAATTGATTTCATACGGCACGGCGTGGTGTACAGGAACCATAAAAAGATTGTACGAATAACCCTCGGCATTCATTAGGTCGATGAGCGCTGGAAGGTCTCGCGTGTCGTTCGTGTTCGCCCATGTGCAAAAGCTTGCGGCGAAAAAGTGGAAGGTTTCAGGCTTTGTCATGGTATCTCCTAGGCGGTCGCGAAATTGCGAAGTGTTCTGATATAGGCGCGGTAGTGATTGCCTTTGGCGTTTCCGTACCATGCGACTACGACTGTGCCGCTGGGTTTGGTTCCTAGGTAAACTCCGCGCTCTGTCGGGCTGGTCACTTGGTCGGTGGTGGCTACCCATTGCCCGACTTGCAAAGCGGCGCGTTGGGTATCGGTCAAGCGGTGGATATTAATCGTGGGCTGGTATCGCATGGCTCAGGCTCCTAAGTAAGCCCCGGAGGGCTGGGTGGGGTTATATAGTGGCAATAAATTTGGTTTGAATGATTCCATTCACTGCCATGACGTGCCAGTGTTTGAAGTCGCGTGTAACTGCGCTGAGAACCTTCACACGTTCGCCCGTGGCGCGTTTCGTGGCGTGGACTGTCACAACATCAGAATGGCGGGTGACTTCAGAGCTGGGCAAGGATTCGAGTGCTGTCAATATATTGTTAAGGTTTTCGGTTGTGACTGCTGTATGTAAGGTTTGCATTTGTGACACCTTTTGGAAAGTTAAGCCCCGAAGGGCTGGGATTTATTGAACGCGCAAAATTCCGGTTTTGCCTTGATGCTTCAAATACGAAACCATATCGCGCAGAATCTCGGCGCGAGTGTCACTGATAAAAACGCAGGGCTCAACTTGTAACTCGCGAACGGTGGTTCGCATTGTCACGCCTTCGATTTCGCCTTCGAAGTATGGGCGGCTTGTAACTGTGCCTTCGATTTGATAAATGTGGGCTTTATAAATTTTGGTCATTTTTAAGGCTCCTTGTGGTTTCACGTGGAACAATGGGTTTAATTGGTGCTCAGTAATTCAGCGGCACGGCGGCGCAAGTTGTCCAGCGCGGCATCAGCGATACAGCGATCAACCCTTGGGCAAACAAAATCTTTGCGGCGCTCTGCCGTGGCTTCAGCTTCGAGCCAGTAACGCTTGGAGAGAAAAAAGTTAAATACTTGATGTGTCATTTTGTGTCCTTGTTGTTTTGTACTAAGACTCCATTTGACAAGGTTTTTTAGCTTCGCAGTTTCGATGTTTGGAAGGCTGGGTTAATGGCAGATTAAGGCTGTAATTGCATACAGTACTGGATTGGTGTACAGTGTTCCTACTTTGTTCCCATTGTTTCACGTGAAACGCGATATGCCTAAAGAACGCAAACCTAACGCCCCGAAACTGTCACGACAACAAGTGAAGGACGGCTTGGACTATATACCAATAGACACTCTATTACTGGGTAAGGCAAAGGGTGAACAGTCGTTAAGCCACAAGCAAAAAGAGTTTGCCCGCATGGTCGCGTTAGGGGAAACCAAGACCGGAGCTTATAGGAAGGCATACAACAGCACAGGCAAACCAGAAGGGCAAGCGGTGGCTGGGTGTCGGCTGGCTCAGGATTCTAAGGTAGCGCTAATGATAGAAGCCTATCAACTGGCTAATGAGGCGGCGAAGTACCGAACGCCGGCACAATTGAGGGAATTAGTAATCCACCAGCTAACCCAGCACGCACTAAACGACGATTGTCCTCCGGCGCAGAGGATCAAGGCGCTGGAGCTCTTGGGCAAGGTCTCGGAAGTGGCGGCATTCACCGAGCGCAAAGAGACCACAGTCATCAAGCAGTCAGGTGACATCAAAACTCGCCTGCTGGAGTCACTCCGTAACGTGATTGATGTCGACGCTAAGGTTATGGACTCGGACGCTGACTCCCTGCTGGAGGAAATCTCAGGAGCCAAACTGGCGCAAGATGCGGAAACAGCGGAAGCGGAGCCCCACCGTACCCCCACCGAGCACATAGAGGCAGAGGCGGGTGACTTATATATACATACTAATCTCGACAATAAAACCCCTCTTGTAGACATAGAGTTACCCAACCAAAGCAGCCCAGAGTCCTCCGATATTTTGGACAATACTGAGCGTAACTTAGGGGAAATCGAAGATGAGCGCTCGTAAGTATTTGAATTTGCTGAAGAAAAAATGTCACTTGTCCACTGGACAGGTGAGAATTGTATGGGAAGACCCCCCCTTGTGTTTGTTTTACAAAGGGGTGGGGGGTATATATTTTAAAAAATGACGCCTAAGCAGAAAGATGTGTATGTTGTAATAGATGAATGGTGGAAGCGATTCGGGTTTGGGCCGTCTATAGACGATATTATGTCTTTGACTGGGGACAGGGGTCGGGGTAATGTGCATAGGGTGATAAAGATTCTTTGCGACACTGGGATATGCAAGCGTACTAAGGGGCGGGCTAGAAGTGTTCGGCCTTCTTATTTACGGGTGAGGGATATAGATTGAACCTAGAAGAGATTGTGCAGGCGATAGAGAAATTACCGTCGCATGAGCAGCAGGGGTTTTTAGATACCTTGGCTCAGTACGAGAACAGTCTTAAGCGTGAGCGGGCGCAGGTGGACTTTATCGCCTATGTTAACGAGATGTGGCCCGGCTTTGTCGGTGGCAGACACCACAAGGTGATGGCGAAGAAGTTTGAAGAGATTGCCGAGGGCAAGATCAAGCGACTGATTATTAATATGGCACCGAGACATACCAAGTCCGAGTTTGCGTCTTACTTATTGCCGAGTTGGTTCTTGGGTAAGTTTCCGAATAAGAAGATTATCCAGTCCTCCAACACAGCAGAACTAGCGGTGGGCTTTGGTCGTAAGGTCAGGAACTTAGTATCTAGCGAGCAATATGGAAAAGTATTTCCGAACGTTTCGCTGCGATCGGACTCTAAGGCGGCTGGGCGATGGTCTACCAATTACGACGGCGAGTATTTTGCTATCGGGGTGGGGGGTACGGTAACGGGTAAAGGCGCTGACCTTCTTATTATCGACGACCCCCATTCCGAACAAGAGGCGAGATTAGCGGCTAGTAACCCCGATGTCTTTGATAGTGTATTTGAGTGGTACACCTCTGGCCCACGGCAGCGTCTTCAGCCGGGCGGGGCTATTGTGATCGTCATGACTCGATGGAGTAAGCGAGATTTAACGGGCAAAGTGTTGCAGAGTATGATTGATCGGGACGGTGAGAAGTGGGAAGTGGTTGAGTTTCCTGCTATTTTGCCTTCTGGTAATCCGTTGTGGCCTGAGTTTTGGAGTCTAGAAGAGCTAACGGCATTGCGCGACGAACTGCCTGTGTCGAAATGGAATGCTCAGTACCAACAAGAGCCGACTGGCGAGGATGGTGCGCTGGTAAAGCGGGAGTGGTGGAAGGTTTGGGAGAAAGATGACCCACCGCCATGCGACTATATCTTACAATCATGGGATACTGCCTTTACAAAGGGTGAGCGCTCGGACTATTCTGCGTGTACGACGTGGGGTATTTTTTACTTAGACGAGAATCCTAACGATGCAAACATTATTTTGCTAGATGCCGTTAAAAAACGCATGGAATTTCCAGAGCTAAAGGCGGCTGCCTTGCGTTATTACCAAGAATGGCAACCGGATACGTGCATTATCGAGGCAAAGGCGGCGGGAGCCCCATTGGTTTTTGAGCTGCGTAAGATGGGAGTACCGGTTAGCGAATATACACCGACCAGAGGCAATGATAAGATAGCGCGAGTTAACGCCATCACGGATTTGTTTTCGTCTGGCAAGGTATGGGCACCAAAAACGCGCTGGGCGGAAGAGGTTGTAGAGGAACTCGCTGCATTTCCGAACTCTGAACACGACGACTTAGTTGATTCGACGTCACAAGCGTTAATTCGGTTCAGAAAAGGCGGGTTTATTAAGCTGCACTCAGACGAAGACGACGACATCATCTACCCGCGCAAAGCGGCTTACTACTAAGGACATATTATGGCAATCGAAAAGAGTTTATACGCGGCACCGATGGGTATGGAAGGTATGGAAGAGGCCCCAGAATTAGAAATTGAGATCGTTGACCCAGAGATGGTCACGCTTGATGATGGGTCTGTTGAGATCACCATTATCCCCGGTGCGGAAGATGAGGACGGTGTGCCGTTTGACGCTAACTTAGCTGAGCACATGGATGAACGCGAACTATCGATGTTGGCTGGTGACTTAGTTTTTGCCTATGACAACGACATTGCGTCGCGCAAAGATTGGGAAGAGACCTACACCGAAGGCATTAAATTGCTGGGCTTGAAGTATGAGGAGCGTACAGAGCCGTGGGAGGGCGCTTGCGGTGTACACCACCCGATGATTGCTGAAGCCGCAGTGCGGTTTCAAGCAGAGGCCATTATGGAGACTTTCCCAGCCAGTGGCCCTGTACGCACAAAGA